CGCAAGGCACAACTAGATTTCTGTGATTCGCAGTTTTACAAATACGAGAGCGACAGGTGGGGGAAATGAAAATCCTGATTACAGGCGATGCAGGCTTTGTTGGCACTAATTTCAAGAAACACTTAGATTCAAAACTCAATAACATCACAGGCATTGACATAAAGAACGGGCGCGATGTCAGGGATTTCTTTGCCAAAGATGACACAAAGTTTGATGTTGTGATTCACTTGGCAGCTATTGTTGGCGGGCGGGCAACCATTGAGGGCAACCCCTTGAGCGTTGCTGCTGATTTAGCTATTGATGCAGACCTCTTCCAATGGGCTTTGCGAACGCGCCCTGGACACATTGTCTATTTCTCATCAAGTGCTGCTTATCCCATTTATCTGCAAAAATTAGAATATAAGCAGACTCTCAAAGAGTTTGATATAAACCTTGAGCATATCCGCACCCCTGACTTGACCTATGGTTGGGCGAAGTTATCAGGGGAGATGCTCGCCTCTTATGCTCGCGCTCAAGGCTTAAAGATTTCAATTCTTCGCCCATTTAGCGGGTATGGAAGCGATCAAAGCCTTGACTATCCGTTCCCATCCTTTATCAAGCGAGGCAAAGAGAAGGCAACTCCTTTTGATGTTTGGGGTCGTGGAACGCAGGTGCGCGACTTCATCCACATTGACGATGTCGTCAAAGCAACCTTCGAGGCAATCACAAATGATGTCAAGGTTGCCAATTTGTGTTCAGGTCGCCCAACCTCATTCATTCAACTCGCAGAGATGGTGATGTTGCAGGCAGGCTATTTGGCTCAAATAAGAACCAACCCGAAGGCACCTGTTGGGGTTGCCTATCGGGTCGGGAATCCTTCTAGGATGCTTGAGTTCTATCAACCAAAGATTTCTTTGGAAGAAGGCATCGCTCTTGCCTTAGCAAGTGACTAGAACTGTTCCTCCATTTTCTTGATTCTGCGGTTGATGTATTTAGGCCCTGCCCAATCCATAAACCATTGAGGGAAGATGACCGCGCTTGGTTGGCGTTTTGGCATAAATAGAACCATCAGAAGCGGAATCCAAAAGCCATAGAAGGCTGACATAAGTGGCCAAAAGATAAGGCTTCGGCCGATGGCAAAGGCATAGAACGCGGTGAAGAATACGATGAGCAAATCCCAACCATTCATTTAGCACCATCCCATCACAGGGGCAGGCTCGATGTCTTTGACAACTTCATAGAACTTGCCGTTTTCGTGCATTGATCCTGCGGTGACTACATATCCATTGAACTTAATATCAACGCCATCGCGCAATTTGCCAGGATATGTGGGCGCAGTAGCTTGATAGTAGAGATGCAGACCATCGCCTGTTTCTACTGTGAATGTGTTGGTATCTAAGCCTTCAGTTGTTCCGCCATTGCGATAGTCAACATCAAAGACAACAAGACCTGATGGCGCACAAGCAATGGCAATGTTGAGAAGCGGTGACTTGCTAAACCATTTATTGACAACCTTCGGGTCATTGCTCGCTGACTTGTAGCCTTGCTTTGCTATTGGAAAGAATGGCGTTTTCTGTTGCGGATAGCAAGGCATCACATACCAACCGCGTTCGGCAAAGGCAGTTGCAATTTCGGCGGTTGTCATTTGACGAACTCCTTTAAGAAGTCATTGATGGCTTCTGACACTGTCTTGCCTTCTGACCGCGCCTTCGCCTGCGCCTTGCGCCATAGTTGGTCAGATACACGAACGCTTCTAATCTTCTTCATTATGCAACCGCCTTTCCATAAGCGTTAACCCAAACATACTCAGTGTTGAACTCTGACCATCCGAGATACTTAATAGCAATTGCATTAAGCTCTGCACGAATCTCAGGTGCGCCGTTATACTCGATGTTGATAACTCCACAATAACTCTTGCGAACTGAAAACTTGTAAGTTGGGAAAGTTGCCTTAAGTTCTGCGCGAATCATCTTTGCTGTTTCTACTGTTGTCATTTTCTTCTTCCGTTTCTCGGAGCTACTACCTTTCGCCCCGATAAGAGAACAATATCCTAAGTGCCTACCTTTGTCCATACACAAACAATAGACACCCTCGGCGTGTCGCCCTAGGATGTCAGTCCTTCCCCTCATACTTAGGGCAAACGAAAGGGGAACTTATGCAATACGCACTCTTTGGCGGTCTAATGGCCGTTTTAGGGCTTCTGTGGGCTATTTTAGCCCTCCACGATGACCCATTGAGAGAAGGTATCAGACAGGCGCAGGCGTGGTCTAAAAGCCAAAACAGGCTCAAGAAGGTGCTTTCCGAATGAGCCTATTTTCAGTTCACAACGCCTCTGATGGTTCATTTGTTGTCTATTTAGAAGAACAGGATGCCAACCTCGACCTCTTGGAAGATGTCGTGGGTCAGGTGCCTTTGTTGGCTTTATCTCGCTTGGCAGAGCATTCTCGCCTAGAAGTTATCAATGAACCTGAAGCTACAAGGCTTCTTGACAAGGTGCGCCAACAATTGCCTGATGTCACAGTCAAGGTCGCGCAAATCAATGAGGATGAGGCGTTGGCATTGGCCGAGGCTCTTATCGATTCAGTGAAGTTTGCCCGCGCCATTGCCGGTCGCCCGATGAAACTTGAGTTGGTCAAATAATGGCTAACCCGAATGGTCGCAAAGGCGCTGCATTTGAAATTGGAGTTCTCAAGTGGTTGCGATCTCGCGGTGTCAATGCAGAGCGTTTGCGACTATCGGGTAGCAGAGATGAAGGCGACATCATTGCCATCATCGCAGGCAAGAGCTATGTCCTTGAATTGAAGAATTGCAAATCCATCTCATTGCCGACCTTTTGGGATGAGGCTGTGGCTGAAGCGAAGAACTTTGCTAAGGCGCGGGGCCTGAGCCAAACCCCACCGGCATTTGTTGTTGTTAAGAGAAGAAACTCATCAATTGAGAAAGCCTTCGTCATTCAAGACTTCGAGTCTTGGTTAGGTGAAAGGCAATAGTGAATGCTCTCCAACACTTCTATCCTGCGCTCCCACTTCTTCCCGAAGCGAGTTGCAAAGGCATTATCAACCCAAACTTATTTTTTCCTGAATCAAAAGAACAAGAGGCAAAGTGCCTCCCAATCGTGCGCACAATTTGCGCAGGTTGTCCTGAACGAAAGGAGTGCTTGGACTACGCGCTCAAGGAACAGATACCTCACGGAATTTGGGCAGGCACCACGCCTGCGCAGCGAGGATTTGGGCAAGGATTTAAGAATAGGAAAACAGGGCGAGTCAATCGCGCTAGTGCAATCCGATCCTTGCATTCTTTTGGGCGAACACCCAAAGAAATCGCAGCTACTATGAAAATCGAATTGAGTTATGTCACTCAGGTTCTCAAGAGAAGCGCGAAATTAGAAGGAGAATCCCAATTACTCAAAGAAGAAAAACACTCAGGGGAATCATCATCATCATCGGAGTCAGCGCAATGACCTCAATGTTTGTCAACGCAGCGTTTGCGCCTCAGCCGGCAATTCCTGCCAGCATTATTTACAAAGAAAGACCTATTTTGAAGCAGGTTGAAGCCAAGCAATTGGCAAAGAAACTGCTTACAAAGAAAGAATTTTCTTGCCTAACAAAATTGCTAGGTAAGGAAAGCGCCTGGAAAGCAGAGGCCAAAAACCCTACTTCAAGCGCAAAGGGCATCGGACAACTTCTTGATGCCACATATCGCAACCTTGGAATGAAACATTCTGAGGCATCAGTTGCCCAACTTGTGGCAACTCTCGCCTATATCCACAGGCGACACTTGACCCCTTGCAATGCTTGGGATCATTTCAAAAAGAAAAATTACTACTAAAAAAGGTCGGGGTTATGTCAATGGAGTTAGAGAAGGGCGTGGTTGACTTTGACGAGAACATCGCAATGTGGCTCGAACAATACCGCCACGCCCTTGCCAAGATAAAAGAATGGGAAGAAGTTGCTGATGTAGCTCGCTCCCACATAGAGGCATCGTTAGGTGATAATGAAATTGGTCTTTACAGAGGCCGAGAAGTAGTTAGGTTCACCGCAGTCACTTCAACGCGCTTTGACACCAAACGCGCCAAGGAAATCTTGCCACCACAAGTGCTTGATGTCCTGCAAGTCCAAAGCACTCATCGCAGATTCACTCTTGTCAACCAGGATGAAGAATGAGCATTCCTTATCTAAATCCTGTTGAGCCAATTGTTCCGATTATTCCGGACTATGATGATGAAGAAGAAGAGGATGATTGATGACTTTCACATCACCAGTTTCGGCTGCTAAATCTCTCGGTCAAGGTTTGTCTGAGATAATTACGCAGGCAGGAATTTGGACTCCAAGAGCCAAGCAAGTTGTCATCGGGCCAAGTGAAGTTGGCCACGACTGCACAAGGCGACTTGCTTACAAGCTCTTGGATTGGGAAAAGACTAACGAGATGGGTTCCTCTAATTGGAGCGCCCAAGTCGGAAGCGCAATTCACAAATATCTAGCAGATGTCTTTGCAAGGATTGAAGGCTATGAAGTTGAACAGAGAGTCAATATCCGTGGCAATTTAAGCGGAACAATTGATCTATACGACAGCGTTCGTGGCATCGTTATAGATTGGAAAACAACAAGTCCTGCTGCAATGGAGCGCAAGCGCCGTGAAGGTAAAAACGCGCAATATCACACACAGATTCAACTCTATGGCTACGGCAAGGCGCAGACGGGAGCGCCTGTCAATCAGGTCGCTCTTGTCTATCTGCCAACGAGCGGTGGCATAGATGAGATGCACATAGAACTTTATGATTATGACGAGTCAGTTGCCTTGAAAGGTCTTGAGCGAATGGACAACATTCAGGCGCTCTTGGCACAAATTGATGTGGAAAATAACCCGCAGATGTGGGAGAAGATTCCAGCAAAGGCAAACCGACTCTGCAACTATTGTCCATACTTTTTGCCTTACTCAAAAGACCTCTCGAAAGGATGCTTCGGTGAAACCGCGACTCGTAATTAGTCCGATGAAACATTGGGAAGCAAGAATCCTCAACTCCATCGCTTGGCTTATCGGAATGCGCGGTGGCTCCGTTGGCTATTGCTGGATTGAAACAACTGAAGAAGCTGATGAAAACGACATTGAAGTAACGCTCAATGACATAGTAAAAAATAATGAAGAAGATGAAATGAACAAACAAACAGAAAAGGAGTCGGGGGAATGACCTTCGCATCACCAGGATCACAAAGCGAGTCAGTGAAAGTGGCAGACCTTGCCAATCACTTGCTCATCATCACGCCTACTGAATACAAGACAGGCATTCAAACTGTTCACGGCATTGCCGAGGCAGTCGAAGTCAATGTCTATGACCTTGACACAAATACAGAATACAACTCTCTACTTTGGTTCAATGTCGCCCTACGCAATTCGCTAAAGACAAAAATCGGAAGCAAGGTCTTGGCTCGCATAGGCCAAGGCACTGCCAAACCTGGCAAGAGCGCGCCTTGGATTCTGCTCGATGCCACAACAGATGCGCAAGCATTGACAAAGGCAAATGCCTATCTTTCATCAGGGGCTAAGCCTGCGCCGGTGGCAACGCCTGCGCCTGTGCCTTCGGGATTAGAAGGGTTATCACCTGAAGTCGCAGCTCTACTTGCTCAACTAGGAGCAAAGCCTTAAACATTTTGAATCAGGCGGTTTCCTTCCGTCATCGCCTGATGTCATAGGTTGTCGGTGCTACCTTTCCACCGACAACCACCGCAGGGCTTGGGAGCGATGAGATACGGGGTCATTCATCGGCAGGTTCGATTCCTGCCACTGCACTCGATAACAAAAGTTAGGGGAATTATGAAGTTGCTGTTGAGTTGCGTGAGATGCAATGCGGATATTGTTTGCGAAAATCTGCGCAAACTTTACAGTCACGACTTTGGTGAGGTCACTTGTCGCATCTGTCAAACTGTGCAAACTTGGGAAATACAAATAACCGCAACGAATAAGAAAATCTAGGAGTCAAATGTGTCGCCATATCTTCCAAATCATTGGAGTTGCAATATGCCCTGAGTGTGGCCGTGACACCCACGAAACAGATTGGCAAGAGCAGTTGAGGCTTCACAGGCAATGGATTGCAGATGGAAAGGCAGATTGGAACATCTGTCCACAGGGAGGAACGATTAGGGGATGGTGGAGTATTTAGATGACAACGGGGGCGAAATGAAAACAGACATACTTTTGACAGCTCTTGAATTTGCTAACCAAGGCATTTCAGTTGTGCCGGTGGCAACTGATGGCACCAAGCGCCCTGGCATTGCCTCTTGGAAGCAGTATCAGGAAACTAGGCCGACAACAGCAGAGTTGATGACTTGGTTTGCTGATGCTCAAGGCGTTGGTGTTATCTGTGGCAAAGTTTCAGGCAACTTAGAGATGTTAGAACTTGAAGGCAGAGCTGTCGCCGACAAGATGCACCTTGATTTGAAAGAGATGGCAGGCAACGCTGGCCTTGGCGAAGTATGGGATCGCATAAACAATGGTTATGTTGAGATGACTCCATCAGGCGGAATTCATTGGCTCTATCGCATTGACGGGGAAGTTCCTGGCAACACCAAACTTGCAAGAAAGCCAGGAGATGAGGACAAAGTCGAGGTCTTAGCCGAAACAAGAGGCGAGGGAGGCTTTGTCATTGTCGCTCCGACCAATGGCACCTGCCACCCGTCAGGCGGAGCGTGGACAATGTTGGTCGGCTCGGCCAAGTCAATTCCGACCCTGACAGTCGCCGAGCGCCAAGGACTACATCAACTCTTTTCCACATTTGACTGCGTTCCAAAGGTTGAGTTCGTGACAGAAGAACTTGCGCCAAAAGGTGTCAATTTAACCCCTGGAGATGATTACAACGCCAAAGTCACTTGGGAGCAGGTCTTAGAGCCTCTAGGTTGGAAGAAGGTTTATACCAACAAGGCAGGTGTGACGAGTTGGAGGCGACCAGGCAAGTCTGAAGGTATCAGCGCCACAACAAATCACGCAGGCAATGACAAGTTCTTCTGCTTTAGCAGCTCAACACAGTTTGAACCTGAACGCTCTTATTCAAAGTTTGCCATCTTCACACTTGTCGAGCATCAAGGTGATTTCACCGCCTCTGCCCGCGCCCTACGAAGTCAGGGCTATGGCGAGGCTCGGAAAGAGTTAACAAGCCTAGAAGTTCATTCACCTTCTCTAGTCCAACTACACGATGAGGAAGGCAACATCAAGGAGTCCTCTTGGATTCCAAAAGAGATTGGCGAGTCTGAGTTAGAAGAAGAAGAGCCTCCTTCAATGCTCAGACGAGAGGATGGCAACTGTCTGCTCTATGCAGGCAAGATAAATGCAATCTTTGGCGAGAGTGAGTCAGGCAAGACTTGGATTGCACTTGAAGCCATCAGACAAGAGTTAGAGAAGAACAACATCGTCTTTTATTTAGACTTCGAAGATTCGGCTCGCTCTATCCTTAATCGGCTCAAGACCTTGAGAGTCAAGTCAGACAAGTTCAAAATGTTTAGATATGCAAACCCTGATGAGCCATTGGGTGAGGGTATTGGCGAGATTATGAGAACTCAGATTATGGCCTACTTGCCGACTCTCATTGTCGTTGATGGTGTCAATGCAGCGATGAACTTACTTGGCCTAGATTTAGAAAAGAATAAAGATGCTACCCACTTCTCTCAGAAGGTCTTAAAACCTCTTAGAATCGGCGGGGCAGGCATCCTGACAATTGACCATGTCACCAAGTCAAAGGACAACCGAGGCAATTACGCCATTGGAGCGCAAGCAAAGCGTGCAGACATCGATGGCGCGGCCTTTGCCGTGTCTGTGGCCTTGCCATTTGGCAGGGGCATTGACGGGGCCTTGGACATTACTTGCACAAAGGATCGCCCTGGCTTTGTCCGTGCCATCTGCCCTGATGCCAAGACTGTCGGCGTTGCCAACCTCAAGAGCCTTCCCGATGGTGGGATTGCGGTGTCAATCTCAGGTGGCACTGTTAAGTTATCCACAAGGGAGTCAAAGATGGAGGCGGTGTCTGACCTTCTTGCAAAGGTCGGTTATGAGATGGGCAGGAATCAGATTGCAGAACATCTAAGGACAGAGGGCATTCCAATATCAAATGACGAGTTGAAGTTTGTCCTTGAAACCTTAGTTTCGACAGGCTTTGTGACCTATCGCAAGGATGGTCAGAAGTTCTTATTCGGTCATCAAGAGCAATACTTTGCCAATGATGTGAAGCCTTGGACTCCAAATGTCTAACTGTTCCGCCGTTCCGATACTGTTCCGACCATTTTCTCGGAACAGTGCGACAAGACTGGCCAAACTGTTCCGCCGTTCCCCCTCTTTAGAGGGGAACGCGGAACAGTGGAACAGTCACCTTCGGAGGACTGGTGAATAACGATTTTAAGCCTATCTCTTGTAAACGCTGCGGAACAGTTGTTTGGCAAGGTATTTCTTGGGCAGGATTTGCCCGCCGACTTGATACCCCTGTCCTCACCATTGAGGAAGAGATAATCAAACGGATCAACAATCTGATGACCTTTGAGTGTCACAAGACCAAGGTGTCCTTTGAGGCGGTTGAGAGAAGTGCCAATCGAATCAAGTGGGGCAAGTCCAAGTTCTCGGTCATCTTGGCAGAGCATCACTGCTCATCATTGAAACTCTTTGAAGTCACACCGCCCGACTATTGGGCAAAGTTATCCACAGGCAAGCCGATGAGTCAGGAGTGTGTGTTTTGAGGGAATGTCTAATCTGCAAGAAGAGTGTCGAGGGCGAGTGTCGAAGTTGTTTCGGTCGCCTTCGCTCTGTCTTGAAGGAGTTGCCTGACTTACAGTTCGAGGCAGGCTTCTACCTTGAGCCATCTCGCACCGGCAGTGGCGTTGTCAGCGCCGAACGCTCTATCGGTATCAATGTCAATGCCTTGGATTTTTCTATGGCAACAGACCTTCTTGCCATCCTTCACGGATGGGAGGCGATTATCAGGCGCGATAGGCAGTTGACACCGCCTGCGCTGGTCAAGCGTGAGCCGACCACAGACCTTGAGGTAGATGCTACCTGTGAGTTCCACATCGCCCACCTGTCTTGGACATTGTTGCAGCCATGGGCGTTAGACTTTGCAGGGGAAGTTTGGCAGCTACACGCTAGGGGTCGTGCGGCTGCCAAGAAGTTCAAAGAGCAGGCAAGAAGGATTCCTTGTCCAACTGATGACTGCAATCGTTTTGTTGTTATCGATGTTGAACAGTTGTCACAAGATGTCAGTTGCTTTGGATGCAAACAAAGTTGGTCGGTCTTGAGATTGGTGGCACTAGCAATGAGCAATCCAAATCGCAGATTCTTTCTCGATGTAGAAGCCATTTCTGCTTGGCTACAAATGACAGAGCGAGAGGTTTATCGATTAGTAAAAAAGTTTAGTATTGAGAAAAGAGGGTCAACCTATGACCTTCAAGCACTTATGAAAGTGAGAGCAGAAAATGCCTAGAATGTTGTCAAGGTTCTCTGCTACACTATCGTTATCAGAGTTCCCTATCTCGGAACAATCCATCAACGAAATCGATGAAGCTCTTGGTCACGCTACCAAGGCAAGAAACCTTCCTCATTACACAAAACGCCAACGCGACATTGTTGACGAGTTTATAGACGACCTTCTTGATTTGAGATTGGAAGTCAAATGTTGAGCATAACAATCAGCATTGGCGATGTTGAAACAGAGATGACAACAGATCAAAACCTTTCTTTTGATGCTATTGATTCATTACTAAGCAGAGCAGTCCAAGCGACTCTCCAATCTTATCTCTCTCTTCCAGCCGAGGATCGTCTTGCCGGCTTTGGAACGGATGATGATGACGAGGAATTGGAATGACAGGCGCATCTGTCGCAAGTGTCAGATTGATTTGCCGATAACAGATTTTCGTTTTACAAACAAAGCAACAAACAAACGACACAACATCTGCAAGTCTTGTCGTCAGCTACATAGAAAGTTCTTGCGAGAAGCACAACAAAACTATCAAAACATCTTAGAGAAGCAAGGCAATAGGTGTGCCATCTGTGGTATATCATCAGAAGAATTTAATGGCAAACTAATCATTGACCACAATCACGAAACGATGTCAGTGCGTGGTGTCATTTGTTCTTACTGCAACAAGGGTCTTGGATTCTTCTTTGACTCCCCCACCTACCTAGCGATGGCAATAGAATACTTGGTGAAGCACGATGGGATTACTTCCTAGACCCTGCGCACAATGTGGAACTGTTGTTCGCAACTCTTATCTTTGTGTTGAATGCAAACGCAAAAGAGAAGCAACGCGCCCTTCACGCAAAGAACGCGGATATGATTACAGGTGGCAGCAGTTATCAAAGCTCGCTCGCAAACTGCAACCATTCTGTTTGCGGTGCAAATCACCTCACGACTTGACTGCGGATCATATAATTCCCTTGGCTAGTGGAGGATTGTCAGAGTTAAAAAATATCCAAGTGCTTTGTCGTTCTTGCAATTCACAAAAAGGAAAAACTACACAGAATTAAATTGACCCCCCGTGGCATTTATGGGTAGGGATAAAAAGTGCAAGGAACAAGCGCATAAAGCACCCCGCGTATTCAGCTTCGCATCTGTTCGCAGTTTAGCACCCCACGGGGTTTTTGTTTTAGTTTGGGGAGAAATAAAAAAATGAGCCACGCAAAACCAACAGAACTCAAAAGAGCTTTAGGCAATCCAGGCAAGCGAAAACTACCTGACAAAAAGAATTTAATTATGCTCCCACAAATATCAGGCGAAGCGCCAACGCATTTGAGCAAAGTCCAAAAGCATAAATGGTCAGAGATGCGCAGGCTCGCACCTTGGATTGCTGTAACCGATGAACACCTGCTCACCTCCTTGGTCGAGAAAATGGCAAGGCAGAAAGAAATCGCCAAGCAACTGAAGAAAAGCCAATTTGTTCTTTATACCGACAAGGGCTATGCCTACGCCAACCCTTTGTTTGGAATGCTCTCAACAATTGAAACAGAGATTTTTAAACTGCTTTGCCAACTAGGACTCACTCCTGTTGACCGAAGCAAAATGGGGGTTGCGGAAGTGAAAGCTCGAACTAAACTTGAAGAGCTAATTTCGCAAAATCATAATGTCGCAAAGTAGTTGGCCACCGCGTTGGCTAACGCCAGTGCCACAGTCAGAACAAGACTTGGGCGATGGCGCTATCTACGCCAAATTCGCAGAGGCCGTCTGTCGAGTCACGAAAGATTCCGTT